TTGGGTGTACTCCACGCGCACCTCAAACTTGTTGCCGAGGGCGTAGAACGTACCGAAACCGTGGAATGTGTCTTTGCGTGGCATATCTATTGCTCCTATCTGTGGTTTGTTAATCAACGAGGCATAGGATAGTTACCTTGACAGGCTATGTCAACCCCCCTATCCTCCCCTCCCATGAAACCGCAACAACTGATCAAGCAATACGGTTCCCAATATGCTGTTGCCAAGGCTTTCGGAGTTACTCGGGCAGCGGTACAGCAATGGGTTAAGGCAGGCAAAGTCCCTGACGCAAGACGCTGGCAGTACGAGGCGGGTAAAGTCGCCCGTCCCCGTTAATGCGTTACGGAAGCGTTTGCAGCGGCGTAGAAGCGGCTACCGTGGCGTGGCATCCGTTGGGATGGCGAGCCGCGTGGTATAGCGAGATAGAGCCTTTCCCGTCTGCCGTACTCAAACACCATTACCCCACCGTCCCTAACTATGGGGACATGACCCAATACGAGGCATGGCCTGATGAACCAATCAACCTTCTTGTGGGAGGAACCCCTTGCCAATCCTTCAGCGTCGCAGGACTGCGAAAAGGACTGGCAGACCCGCGTGGCAACCTCATGCTTACCTACGGCGCAATTGCTAAACGCTATCGCCCCGAGTGGCTGGTATGGGAGAACGTCCCCGGTGTCTTGTCGTCTAACGGAGGACGGGATTTTGGAACCTTCCTCGGAATGTTGGCAGAACTCGGGTATGGGTTCGCCTACCGGGTTCTTGACGCTCAATACTTCGGAGTGGCCCAGCGCCGCCGTCGTGTGTTCGTTGTCGGACACCTTGGAAACTGGCAACGTGCCGCAGCGGTTCTATTTGAGCGCCACAGCCTGCAAGGGCATCCTGCGCCGAGCCGAGAAAAGGGGCAAAACTCTTCCACCTTCTTTGAAAGCAGCCTTGCACAATATCGCGCAGAAAACGTCGGAGGAACGCTAAAGGCAAGCGGAGGTGTTTTAGGCGGGGGCAGCGAGACATTTGTGGCTAACACGCTTACCGCAGGCATTGGTCGCCGTAATGACGTTGAAAGCGATACGTTTGCAGTAGAGCCTGTCCCATATGACTTTTTCCAAATTACCGCCCCTGTGAACCGTCAATCACGGGAGCCGGGCGATCCATGCCACACCCTTGCGCGAGACAATGCTTCTCACGCCACAATTGTTCAACCTACTTACGGCATACCCGGTAATTGGATCGGCAGACAGCCAGAGAACGGTGGCAATGCTGTGGAGCCAATGCGCGATGTTGCGCCATGTCTAACCAAAACGGATCGGCATGGAGTAGCAGCTATGCAAGTGCGCCGTTTGACGCCAATTGAATGCGAACGCCTACAAGGCTTCCCAGACGGTTACACCAACATTCCTTGGCGCAACAAAACAGAGTCACCTGACGGCCCACGTTACAAAGCAATGGGCAACAGCATGGCTGTGCCGGTGATGCGTTGGATCGGGGAGCGTATTGCTGCGGTAGAGGCGTTATGAGCCGTACCGCTTACCACCGTGCTTATTATTGGTCGCGTATAAGCGAACGCCGTGCGTCTGCAAGGGCTTCACGGCGTAAGGCAAGGGAAAGGGCAGCGGTCATCAAGATCGTCTGTGATGCCGTCACAGAAGCCAGAAACGAAAAACCCCCGGTTGGCGGGGGCTTGACGCGGCAGGGGGGCTGCCTTACGCTTAATTTGCGATTTGAGCGTGATGGAAGTCTGAAGGACTGTTCTAGTCCTGTCAACCACCCCACCACGCCTAACCACTCGGGTACTCTGGTCGGGGAAACAACGCACAGAGCCACCTTAAACCTAAATCGGGGCAGCCAGCCTTTAGGTGCGCGGCGTATCGTCGGGAAGCGCAAATGGCAACCGGAGCAATCCGGTGAAAAGTAGCCGACAGCGGATGGCTCCGTCAGTCATCAATTCCGCACGATCCACGTTAGGCGTAATCCGTCTCAACCGTGCGGAATCACCATCAGTCATCAGTTCTAAACCATAGAGAGGTTATATATGGGTGATGAATTCACTTACTTTCCGGCTAAACAAGCTCAACCGGAAAAGCCTAAGCCCAGTCACAACCTAGAACATCAGTTCCACTCCAATCAGGCTATGTGGAACTCGGCAGTACAAGAATCCCCGCTGAACCGCTTAAAGTTCTACGACGCACAGTTAGCCAGAGGCGTTGAGGTCAACCGTGATAGGGTCGCTGAACTGATCCGAGAGGCTGGCGCTGCTGCCGTATTATCGGATAGGGATACGATTGGGCTGGTACGCCAGCTTTGGGGTGAAAAGGCTGTGGAGAGACTTCGTGCGCGAGTTAAAGCGGGGGAATAGAACGTGGTGGATTATTTGGCTAGGGCGATGCGTCAACGAGGCAAGGCGTGAGGTACAAAGCGAGACGGGATGCGAACGATGGCCTTATTGGCCGGGCGCTGTCCGCAGCAGGGTTCACCGTCCTCGACTACGCCTCAAACGGCGGCGTACCAGATCGTCTCGTCGTACGGAATCTGCCAGACGGAACACCGTGGGTGTGTTGGGTCGAAATCAAGGTCGAAAAGGGAAAGCTACGCCCAAGCCAAGAAAAGTTCCGACAGGTGTTTGAGCCACGCGGTGAGTTTTACGTTGCGCGTGACCCCGAGGAAACGGTGCGTGAACTCATGGATCGGTACATTTGCGCCATAAAACCCGAGCAGTTGCGGTAAAATACCGTAGGTAGTACCCTCGCCCACATACCGCAAAATGGGTTAATCATGAAACACCAACAAGCCGGAATCTTCGTTTCAGCGTTGCTTCATAGCAGCACCATCACCCATTTCTTGCACTTGTCCACCAAGTCCTACGCGGAACATAAGGCGCTCGGCGGGTATTACGAGGATATTCTGGACGCAACCGACAAGTACGCGGAATGTTATCAAGGTCACTTTGGCGTTATCCCGATGACCGCCTACATCGACGACTTCAAGGTACAGAAGGACGCCAAGGCTTACGTCGGCGGCTTGCTGGACTTTGCCAAGAGTATGCGCGACCAGTTACCCGACGAACCCGACTTGCAGAACATCCACGACGAGATCGTGGGTCTGATCGCCTCCACGCTGTATAAGCTGGAAAACTTAAGCTGACATGGCCGCCAACCGTGACCGTCTAGCGGCTGTCTTGGCGTACATGGATGAGAAGGCCAAGCGGTTTGCCAGTTTAGATCAGCCGAAAGAGTCTGACGCCGTGGATATGGCGTTGGAGATGGGCGGTAGTTTTATTCCCGGCGTAGGCCAAGCCCTTGCTGCCCGTGATTTCGAGCGCGCCCGCCGAGCCGATGACAAGGCAGGCATGGCAATGGCCGCTGCTTCCGCGATCCCGGTAAATCGTTTAATTGGCGCATTAAAGGGCTTTGACCCGGCGATGCGTCAGATTGACGTTTACCACGGCAGCCCGCACCGCTTTGAGGAATTCGACGCCAGCAAGATCGGCACGGGTGAGGGCGCACAGGCTTATGGGCATGGCATTTACCTTGCCGAAAGCCCCGATGTAGCTAAAACCTACCAATCGGCGCAAAGTCCCTCAGCGCGTAAAGCAACGATGACATTGCAAGCATCTGACGGGAACGTAAATAAAGCCATTGCTGCAATGAAAAAAGAAGTTGCAACAATGACTGCTCATAAAGATTCGCCGTATTTGCGGCAAGGCGCGTTTCAAGAGACGCAAGACGCGCTAAATTATCTGCAACAAATGAAAAAGGGCGCTGCACCGCAGACGGGTGCGCTTTACACCGCCGACCTACCCGACGAAATGGTAGATCGGATGCTGGATTACGATAAGCCGCTGAAAGACCAGCCTGCTGCATATCAAGCCATTAGAAGCACCATTCCCGCTGATGTGGTCAAAGACTTTGATGCAAACGTAGAAAAGGGAATTACGGGCGGGAACGCATACTCAAATTGGGTGTGGGGTGGGAAAACACCGGCAGGACGTTCTGAAAAGTTACGCCAATTAGGCATTGTCGGCATGAAATACGCAGACGCAGGCAGCCGAGGCCAAGGCGGCAGCGGTACCCGTAACTTCGTCGTGTTCCCCGGCGAGGAAAAGAAAGTCAAGATACTGAAGCGCGAATGATTGTTGCAGGTATGCGCCAATAGTCGTTTACAATCAAAGTCATGGCCGCACGGAAAAACACACCCCGTCTATCCAACGAGTGGCGAGAACGCATCAAGTCAGGAGTGATCCTGTCTAGGCTAGAGCAAGCCGCCCTTGGTGAGATTGAAATGACCCCGGCAGCACTCAAAGCAGCCGAGATTGTCCTTCGCAAGACCCTGCCCGACCTTGCCCGCACCGAAGTGACGGGAGACGAAGGCGGCCCACAGGAACTGGTTATCCGCTGGAAGGAGCCGACCTAGTGGAAATCGAAATGCCTTACCAACCCCGTAAGGCGTTTATGCCGTTCCACAACCGCACGAAGCGATGGGCCTGCATCGTGGCGCACCGCCGTGCAGGTAAGACGGTCGCAGCCGTTAACGACATCATCCGAGCGGCCATCATGTACAAGGGGCCAAATGGCCTCTTCGGGTACGTCGCCCCATTCGCCAACCAAGCTAGGCGCATCGCATGGGATTATTTTAAGTATTACGCCCAGCCGGTACTGAAAGAAGCCAACGAAGTGCAAATGACTCTGACGCTGGTCAACGGCGTCAAGATCGGGTTGTTCGGCGCTGACAACGCAGATGGTCAAATCCGCGGCTTGGGCTTCTCGGGCATATATCTGGATGAGTACGGTGATTTTAAGCCGTCTGTATTCGGCAACATCATTCGCCCAGCTTTGAGTGATAAAAACGGTTGGTGCGTCATGGCGGGTACGCCAAAGGGACGCAATCAGTTCTGGGAAGTGTTTGATACAGCCACTCGAATCCCTAGCGAGTGGTTCCTGCTGCGCTTACCCGCTAGTACCAGCGGGCTTCTCCCGGCGTCTGAGTTACACGCCGCTAAAGCGCAATTGTCCGAGGATCAGTACTTGCAGGAGTACGAGTGCAGTTTTGAGGCTGCCATCCTCGGAGCTTTTTACGGCACGGAGATGCGCCAAGCGCAAGACCAAGGCCGTATGCGAAGCCTTCCTTACGATCCCAACCTACCCGTTTATACGGCATGGGACTTGGGTTACCGCGACGACACCGCCATCTGGTTCTACCAAGTGCTGCGCGGCGAGGTGCGCGTCATCGACTTCTTTGCCGTCTCGGGCGCTGACATCCATTACATTGCTGAGGTCGTCACCCGTAAGCCCTACGAGTACGCCAAGCACTACCTACCGCATGACGCCCGCGCCAAGAGCTTGCAGACGGGCCGCAGCGTGTTGGAGCAGTTAGCCGCTTACCTTGACATCAAGAAGCTGGGGGTTGTCCCCGACATTGGCTTGCAGTCGGGCATCCAAGCTGTGCGTATGCTGCTGCCGCGTGTGTACTTTGACGCCGAGAAATGCCACGACGGCATTGAGGCGCTGCGCCAGTACCAGCGTGAATACGACGAGGACAAAAAGGCGTTTAGGCAGTCCCCGCGCCATGATTGGACAAGCCACCCTAGTGACGCATTCCGTATGCTTGCGGTATCATGGCAGGAGCAATCTGACAAGTCCCCGGCTACAGCGGAGCCGAAGCCGCTTATAGTCGGACCTGAAAACACAGTCACACTCAACGATATGTGGGCTGTGCATGACCGCACTACGAGCAAGAGGATACGGATATGAGTTTGTCGGTTACACAGTCCCAAAACTACAAGAACCTGACCGCGACAGGAACCGTATTCACGGGGCCGTGCGGAATGTTCGGTATTTTCGTGGCTTCTGCTTCCAGCACCCCAACCATCAAGGTCACCGATGGCACCGATACGGTCGTCAATACGTTCACCCCGGCGGGTGGCACGTTCTACACGATCCCGGCCCGCGTCAATACGAGCCTTGTCGTGACGATTGGCGGCACGGTTGACTGCACGGTGTTCTGGACGCCATGAGCCGCAAAGCCGGTCTTTACGCAAACATCCTTGCCAAACGTGAGCGCATAGCCGCCGGTTCGGGCGAGCGTATGCGTCAGCCCGGCGAGCAAGGCGCACCGTCAGCTGCCGACTTCAAGCAGGCGGCCAAAACCGCTAAACCAGAAAAGAAAGGTTACGCATGAGCGCGGCATGGCAACGGGAAGAAGGCAAGAACCCGAAGGGTGGTTTAAACGCCAAGGGTCGCGCCAGTTACAAGGCCGAAACGGGTGGCACCCTCAAGCCGCCGGTCAAAGCAGGCGATAATCCGCGCCGCGCATCGTTTCTAGCCCGCATGGGCAACATGGCTGGCCCAATGGAAAAGAATGGGGAGCCGACACGCCTTGCGCTTGCCCTCCGTGCATGGGGAGCGAGCAGCAAGGAAGAAGCCCGCGCCAAGGCGAAGGCCATTAGCAGCAGGAACAAAGGTAAAGACTAATGGAAAACCTCGTTAGCCCAGAGGTCGATAAGTACCTCCGCGTTATTGGCGCTTATGACAACGAGTTCGCCAAGTGGACGGCTCGCACTAAGAAGATCATCAAGCGCTATCGGGACGACACCCGAGGCCAGACGGGCAACGAGACGGCCAAGTTCAACATCCTGTGGTCAAACGTCCAGACGTTGATCCCGGCTGTTTACGCCAAACTCCCTAAGGCTGACATCACCCGCCGCTTTGGTGACAACGACCAAGTAGGCCGCGTGGCTTCGCAAATCCTTGAGCGAGCCATTGACTTTGAGATTGAGCATTACCCCGACTTTCGCTCAACCATGAAGTACGCCGTTGAGGATCGGTTCCTTGGTGGGCGTGGCACGGCATGGGTGCGTTACGAGCCGCACGTTCGCCCGCAAGGCATTGAGGACGACGGCCTGCAAGTGACCGAGGACGTAGAGGCAGGCGAGCTTGCCGAAGTCCCCGAGGAAATCGAATACGAACGCGCTCCGGTCGATTACGTCCATTGGCGCGATTTCGGCCACTCACAAGCCCGCACATGGGAAGAAGTGAGTCAGGTATGGCGTTGGGTCTACATGAGCAAAGAGGCTCTTGTAGAGCGTTTTGGCGAGGAAATAGCGCGGAAGATTCCGCTTGACCAAGGCCCAGAGCCTCTCAACGCTTATAACGAGTCCAAGCGTTCGTACAACCGTGCAAAGATTTGTGAACTTTGGGACAAGGAAACGCTCAAGGTTTATTGGCTCTGTAAGGGTATGCCGCAGATTATCGACGTTCGTGATGATCCGCTTGGCTTGGAAGGATTTTTCCCTTGCCCGAAACCGTTGTATTCCACGACAACAAGTGACACGCTGGTTCCTGTTGCCGATTTCATCCTGTACCAAGATCAAGCGATGGAGTTGGACATCCTGTCTGACCGCATCGACGGCTTGGTTAAGGCGTTGCGAGTTCGTGGCGTATACGACGCAAGCCAACCGGCTTTGCAGCGCCTCTTAACTGAAGGTGACAACAATGCTCTCATTCCAGTTGATAAGTGGATGGCTTTCAGCGAAAAGGGAGGACTTAAAGGCTCTATTGACCTCCTTCCGTTGGATCAAATCGCCCAAACCCTGCTCAACTGCTACCAAGCCCGAGCAGACATCAAAGGCCAAATCTACGAAATCACCGGCATCTCGGACATTATCCGTGGTCAGAGCGCCGCATCTGAGACGGCGACGGCACAGCAAATCAAAGGACAGTACGCGGGATTAAGACTGCGTTCGATGCAAGAGGACGTAGCCCTCTTTGCGTCAGAGTTGATCCGGCTAAAAGCGCAAGTCATGTGCGCTAAGTTCCAGCCGCAGACCATCCTTTCGTATGCCGCCGCACAACAGATGGCCGAAGTGGATCAGCAGATGATTCCGCAAGCCCTCCAGTTGATGCAGGATCGCCCGCTTCGCAACTTCCGCGTGGAAATTGCTGCCGATAGCCTCGTCCAGATCGACGAGAACCAGATGAAGCAAGACCGCTTGCAGTTTATCCAAGCCTTCGGTGGGTTCCTGCAACAAGCGCTGCCGGTCGGCCAAGCTTCGCCGCAACTTGTTCCTGTCATGATGGAATTGATGAAGTTCGGTACGCAGGCGTTTAAGGCATCTCGCCCGATTGAGGGTCAGATTGACGTTGCGATGGAGCAGCTGAAGCAAGCCGCCGAGCAACCGAAGCCGAACCCAGAGGCCGAGGCTGCCAGCGCCCAGATGCAAGCCGAGCAGCAACGCGCACAGGCCGAGATGCAGATGGAACAGCAGAAGGCGCAGTTGGAATTGCAACTCAAGGCGCAGGAACTCCAACAGAAGGAACAGCTGGAGCGCTTCAAGGCCGAACTCGACGCCGCTACGAAAATCATGGTGGCTCGTATCTCGGCCAACCCCGGCATGGATGTGCCGATGCTGGAGCAGCAACAAGCCGTTACTGAGCGCGTGGCGCAGGATGTGGGTACGTCGGTGCAAGCGACAATGCAGCAACTTGTCGGGCTATATCAGAACCTCATGGACACGCAGGCGCAGAACATGGCCGGTATCCGTGCGGCTCTCGCCCAACTTGCCGCTCCGAAGCGCATTGTTCGTGGCCCCGATGGCCGCGCAGCAGGAGTCGAAATCGCACCGGCTATGCCGGTCGCTCAACCGCCGATGACGAGGCAGTAAAGCATGGCATTGGTGCTGCAAGATCGCGTCAAAGAGACGACGACAACCGTTGGCACAGGCACTTTCACGTTAGGCGGCACATCCACAGGGTTTGTGCCGTTTAGCGTTATTGGCGATGGAAACGAGACGTACTACACGGCTGTGGATAACGCCACAGGCGAGTGGGAAGTCGGCATTGGCACTTACAACGCCGGCACGTTGACCCGTGACACGGTATTGGCATCTAGCGATAGCGGTAATAAGGTCGCTTTTGCATTGGGCAGCAAGGACGTATTTGTTGCGTATCCTGCCGAAAAAGCCGTTACGTTGGATACCGCACAAACGCTGTCCAACAAGACGCTATCGGCTGCCAATCTCGGCACCCCGACTGCGGGTGTTCTAACCAACGCCACGGGATTGCCGCTCACAACGGGCGTGACGGGTACGTTGCCCATCGCCAATGGCGGTACAGCGGTTACTTCTGCCCCCGCTAACGGCCAACTGTTGATCGGTAACGGCACGGGCTACACGCTTGCCACGCTGACCGCAGGCACAGGCGTCAGCATCACGAACGGCGCTGGCACGATTACGATCAACGCTCCAGAGGTCGGCACGGTTACGGCTGTGACGGCCACCGCTCCGCTTGCCTCATCTGGCGGCAATACGCCTGATATCAGCCTAACGGGCGTCGTTAGCGTCCAGAACGGCGGTACTGGCGTTGCTACGCTCACCGGCTACGTCAAAGCCTCTGGCACGGCGGCATTCACGGCTGTTGCCCAGATTCCGGCAGGCGATGTGTCGGGTCTTGGTACGATGGCGACCCAGAACGCCAATAGCGTTGCCATTACGGGCGGGTCAATCAACGGCACAACTGTCGGATTGTCGACACCTAGCACGGGTGCGTTCACGACCGTGTCGGCTGCGTCGGGTTTCTACGGCAACTTGACCGGCGATGTTACGGGCAACGTCTCGGGCAACGCTGCCAACGTCACAGGTACGGTTGCAGTTGCTAACGGCGGCACGGGAGCTACGAGCTTAACGGGTTACGTTAAAGCCTCGGGTACGTCTGCCTTCACGGCTGTGGCGTCTATCCCAAACACGGACATTTCTGGCCTCGGCACGATGTCCACGCAGAACGCCAACAACGTCGCTATTACAGGCGGCAGTATCAACGGCACGACCATTGGCGCATCCACGCCTAACACCGGCGCATTTACAGCGCTGACAGCCTCTGGCGCATCTGTTTCGTCGATTAACAGCGCTGTAGCGTTAATCACCACAGGCACGGTGACTAACCTAACCGCTACAAACGTATCGGCAGCATCTGCTAACCTCGGCACGGCTGTAGTCACGACGTTAACCGCAACGGGAGCGTCAATTTCGTCTGCAAACGTAGGCGTAGCGGTGCTGGCGGCAGGAACGTCAAGCGCACCGCCAATTACGACGACAGGCGACACCAACACAGGCGTGTATTTCCCCGCAGCGGATCAGGTTGCGGTAACGGCGGGTGGCACGGTCGCTGCTGCGTTTAACAGCAACGGCTTGTTCTTCCGTAACCGCATCATCAACGGCGATATGCGGATCGACCAGCGCAATGCTGGGGCATCGGTAACTCCAACGTCATCAAGTTATACGCTTGATAGATGGCAAGCAATTATTTCCCAAAGTTCAAAATTTTCTGTACAACAAAATGCCGGTTCAGTAACACCCCCTACAGGGTTTAATAATTACCTTGGCGTAACGTCGTTGTCTGCTTTTTCTGTTGCTGCTGGCGATTATTTTGCAATTTACCAGCAGATCGAAGGATTGAACGTCGCTGATTTAGGGTTTGGAACTGCAAACGCATTGACCGTTACTATTTCTTTTTGGGTAAGAAGTTCTTTAACCGGAACATTTGGCGGCAGTTTAAAAAACTCGTCAACAAGGTCTTATCCTTTCACATATACAATTTCTTCCGCAAACACATGGGAAAAGAAAACAATAACTATTGCTGGCGACACAACAGGAACTTGGCCTACAGATACAAGCGCAGGCTTGCTTTTATCTTTAGGTCTTGGGGTTGGAGCAACGTTTAGCGGAACTGCTGGCGCATGGGCTGGAGCAAATTATGTTACGGCAACTGGCGCAACATCCGTTGTCGGAACAAACGGCGCAACCTTCTACATCACCGGCGTCCAAATAGAAACTGGCTCCGTCGCCACTCCGTTTGAGCGTAGACCGTATGGCACGGAATTAATGCTGTGTCAGCGGTATTACTTCAGGCAATACGCGAACAGCGGGCAATCGTTTGGCCTCGGCTTTGTGTACACCGGAAATACTTTTTTGTTAATGGCTCCGTTCCCTGTGCCTATGCGAGCGGCTCCAGCGTCGCTAGATCAAACGGGAACTGCATCAAATTATCAAGTTTTCGAAAACGTGAATGTCACGTTAAATTCTGTTCCAACAATAAATTCAGCAACAACAAATTTGCAGGGCATAGCAACGGGAACGTCTGCATCGGGTCTTGATAATTTGAATCCTGTGCTTTGGCGTTCAAATGGAACAAACATATATCTTGGCTG